ACATCGAAGGCAATCATGGAGTCGCGCTGCATCTTTTCAGGGTCAGGGCGCAAGTGGCGAAACAGCGGCATCTCATCGATCAGACGCTTCGTGAACACCGAGAAGGCGTCTGCCCTTGCCTTCGACGCAGACACCACGAGGAACTTCTGCTCCGGGTCCGTAAGGAGCCTCCACAAGACGTACGCCGATGTGATCCAAGACTTGCCGACTCCTCGAAACGCCATGATCAGCTTGCGGTCGTCACCACCCTGGAGGTACTCAGCGATCTCGTACTGGATAGGCGTCGGTGCAGGAAGCTTGAGGTGTTTCCATACAAGGAAAAGGCATACCCGGAAGTCGCTTCTTACCCTTTCCAGTTGTGTAGGGTTACGCATCAACTAGGGAACTCCGGTAGATCCATGTCCTTCATCGCCTTCCCGAGGAGCACCATCGGATCGTTGGCACCTTCCTCAGGCTCGAAGGAGATGTTGTTGTCCTTCAGGAACTTGATAGCTGCATTGAAGTCCTGCGCGGAGGCCTCGCCACTTCGGATGCGATTGAGAAGTTCCTGCGCGATGGTCCTGTGCAGCATCTCCAGTACGTCAATCTTCGCTCTGCTCATCGCAAGATTCCTCTGAGAACCTCAGTGAGTCCCACCTCGCTCAAGAGGTAGAACGCAAGAGCCCCGGTTACCAACCACTTGACCTGGGAAACCTGTCTCACCACTACGTCAAGTTGGGTTCCGATGTTGATGATGAAGGTTGCTTGGTGCTTCGCTTCCAGGGCGAGAGCCGCGATTCGCCCCTCCTGTGTACAAGTGTGCTTGAAGAGTCCCATGACCTCAGTCTCCCTTCTTCAGAGCCATGAAGTCGGCAATCTTCCGGTAGCCGTAAGCGGAACCCACCATGATGCCGATAGCCCACTGATACCAGTCAGGAGTCCCATCGAGTGCCTGGAACCCGAGGACAACGTACTTGTCCCACCCAGGCACGAAGCACATGATCAAAGGGATGGAGAACAGGATGAGTAGGTACTCGTCCTTCCACCCGGAATGATCAATGGAGAGGTGCTCCCACGCGATGTCTGCGGTCTGGCCCACCTCCAGGCGCTTGATCGTCGCAGAGGTCTTGGCCTGCTCGATTGCGAGTTCTGACTCCAGGGCTGCTTTCTTTCGTTCCTGCCAGCCGTCCACAACCGTCTTCCCCACACCGAGGACGGTCCCGATGCTGCTGCCCAATACCGATAGCCATCCAAACATTGTCTAGCTCCCTTTCGCCCTGGCCGCGTCGATGAAGGGCCACAGGTCATCCTTGCGGAATGTCCCAGCAGGCTTCCCAGGAATCTTGCCGCCACCGTCTGCTGACATCATGGCCGCAACGTCTAGACTGCCTAGGTGTAGCGTCTCGAACTGTTGCTCCAGAGCCCATTCCCCATTCTCCATGAGGCCTATCGCTACTGAGACGCCTCCAGGGTGTACTGTGTACGCATGGATCTCCTCTGTGAGCACCTTCTGTGCCACTGCGGGAATAACCTTCTCTCTCGCCATGTCTATCCTCTTATGTCTTGTTGATGAGTTGCCAGGTTGTGGACCCGTTGACGTTCATGTAGGTCGTACCGTTGCTGTTCTGTACAATCGTACCCACACTAGCAACGTGCGTAGGTACTCCAGATGCCGCCGAAGCGACAATGACGAGACTGCCTCCAGCACCGAGCGTGTTGCCTTTCACGAGTGCGCCGATGTGTCCACCTTCGGCGTAAAGCCCAGTCCCCCCAGAACTAGCGAACGCTCTGACTCCAGTCCCTCCTCCCTGGTGGTTTCCATACACACCGTAGCCCGCAGAACTGTGGAGGTTGTTGCCTACCACTCCAGCCACTCCAGCCCATCCAGGTCCGTTGTAAGTGGTGCCATGGATCGCGTGATTGGCATAAGACCTCCCGAATACACCAATCAAGGCTCCCCCTGCATCATTGGCGTATGTGCCACAAAGCACAGCGACGTTATCGGAGCCCATAGTGGACTTCCCTACGTTGGCTATCTCAATCCACGTATTGTTATCCCAGATGTACTGGTGGTACTGCGCGTCCACGTCAAAGTGGGCTGACGTTGTATACCTCTGGTCCATTGCGGTGCTCTTGAGCTTGCACCCGAAGGCAATCAGGTAGTTCCCATCCGAGGACACGATGTACCCGGTGGACACCAACCCTCCGTTGATCACGGTGCTTGTCTTGTCCGCTACCGTGAGGTTCTCAGGGATGGAAGCATCGAACGGGTTGGTCCCAGAGGTCACCTTGATCTTGCCTGCTTGGACGTAGGTGCTCGCCAGGAGCCCGTAGGTTCCATTCGCTACGTCGGAGGCAGCGGAGATCAGGACCAGACCGTTGGCGTCCAGGGCAGAGGCGTTGACCTTCTTGAAGAAGGTGCCCTGCGGGAGGTCGTCCAGAGTCTTTCCAGAGAACCACTTGTGGGCCACACCCTCATCAAGGTCATCGGTCGTCCCGGACGTCATGCTCAGGAGCACCAACCCGTTGGCGTCCAGGGCAGAGGCGTTGACCTTCTTGAAGAAGGTGCCTTGAGGGAGGTCATCAAGCGTCTTTCCAGAGAACCACTTGTTGTTTATCCCTTCGACAAGGCTATCGGTAGTCCCGGTCGCCATGCTCAGGAGCACCAACCCGTTGGCGTCCAGAGCCGCGCTGTTCACCCTGACATAGGTTTCCCCATCAGGGATGTTGTCCAGCGTCAGCCCCTGCTGGGAGAAGAAGAAGTTCACACCACTGGCAATGTCCTCTGGACTCAATCCAGGGTACGTTCCGCCCCACAACTGGTCGGCCTGGATGGCTGTAATCTTGTCGGTCGCCTCCTGCAACAGGAAGAATAACTGTAGAGCCGACTTGTCGAGATCTGCTTCAGTCAGGTTGGAGGTGTCTGTGAAGTCCACGAGTCTGGTATTGAGGTACGTCTCGCGGCGCACGCTTACCTTGACGCCAACGGCAGGAGCCGGGAGACCAGACGTACAGTGGTCGGGTTGATCAACGTGTAGTTGCTCAACACGTTATCCTGGTAGACCCGGATGTGGTTCGCATTGATGTACGGGAAGGGGATAGCGAACTCAGTCTGGTTCCCATCCCCTGTGTAGGTGGTATAGCTAAGTCTCATTTGGCTCCTCAAGTGAGATCAGGGGGACCGTGAAGTCCCCCCTGGTGTCTCATTCGACTTCTAGGATTCCTTTCTTCGGCTTGTGCTTCTTCCTTTCACCGAAGACCTCGTTGAAGTTCATCTGCGGTTTCGCCACATCCTTCACCAATGGAGGAGGAGTCTCCCGCATACGCTTCGCCTTCTCCATGCCCTTATTCCGCATTGCGTATGGCAGCGCGGACTCCGCAAGCTTCTTGTCACCCTCTGTCTTTACCACCTTCTTGTCTCTCTCGGAAGTAGTGTAAGGACGATAGGGTCCACGCGGTGTTGAACATACTTTGAACGAACTCATGCTGAACCGGCACAGGAGTCTCCTCCAGACTCGGAATGATTTCATTGAGCCGATCTTCCAGAGCAAACTCAGTATCCATCAGTCGGAGGATTGCGTCGTAGTCCTCGTTGCTGATGTGCATTCCCTGGAACTCTTGCGGCGGTTTCGGCACAGCCATCCCGAGTTGGAACATCTTGACCCGGATGGGGCTCTCGATCCGAAGTCTGGACGGGTCGAGCCCGATCATCCAGGGCTTATGGATCGGCAGGGGCTTCCCGAAGATGTCGATGGCAGGGCGACCTTCTCCGTAGGTGGCCGCGAGCATCTCCTTGAAGTTCCTCTGGTGCTCCATAGAGGAGTCATCGAACACCTTGGTCTTGGACCCGAAGAACCCACTCAGGGGCGCGAAGCTTCTGGCATAGGTCACAGCCATCCCTGCGATACGCTTCGGACCCTTCTCGGTGCTGTTCATCGCCTCCCACGCTTCACCGGACTCCTTGAGCCAGGACTTGGAGGCAATGTTGTTCGCCAGGGAGTGGAACATCGACATCATGAATGCGCTCGCCAGTTCCTCACTGGAGGCGTCCCCCGGCTTTGCCCCGGTCAACCGAAACCAGAACTCCGGGTCATGCTCGTGTTCCTTCTGGAAGTTCAGGAAGTCGGTCACCATCCCTGCAGCAGTCCCGAAGGGCTCGATGTAGGCGAAGTTCACCCAGTCATCGGTGTAGGGGAGGCGCATGGAGTACTGCCGCGCCCCAAGGGCGGTGGCTACGTGTCGCTCGTCCACACCGATCTTGCCGATGAGGCTCCCTTCATTGTACAGGGCATAAAGGGAGGCGAAGATGGTCGTCCCTACCAACTGCTTCGCCCATGCGGTGGACCTGACATTCACATCCCCAGAGAAGAGAGCCTTGATTCCCGTCTCCTTGAACAGGAGGTTGATCCCAGGCGTCTTCTGTAGGGTGTACTCGATGAGGCGCGCAGGCGTCTTGATGAACAACGGGACTCCCGGCACGAGTTGCGCGACCTTGCCCCCAGGAGTGTTCATCGCCCCCTCGATCTTCCCGAGGAACCCAGGACGGTCGCCCTTCCAGGTCCACTCACGACTCACCTTGATGGACTCGTCGTCCAGCTCCTTGATGATGGAGCGGAAGGTATCGAACCGTACGTCAAACTCGTTCTTCAGTCCCTTCTGCAACGCTTCTCCACTGTCGAGCAACGCCTTCTGGTACTGTGGGGTATCCTTCACCCACCGGATCGCATCAGGGGTAACCTTCAGTGGCTTCCCTTGGTTGTAGTTCTGGACATGAAGGGCGAGGGAGTCCTTGAAGTTCGTGAACTTCGCGCCTTCGTACTTCATGCCGCGAGCGAGTTTGTGGAGTCTTCCGGCGAGTTCCCCTTCGTAAGCCATCGTCTCGAACGGCACATCCCCAAGCTTCAGGAGGGCATAGGATGGCATACGGAACGCAGATGCAGCAGTATCAAAGGCTGCCCACATCGCCTCGTCCAGGGTGCCTCCCTTGTCCATCTTGTTGGCGAGGGCTGTGATGTACTTGAAGATGAACTTGTCCTTCAGGTACTCGCTGGAGAGGGCCTTGTTCGCGGCCCCTTCCTTGATCATGAACGGGTCTTTTCCCAGCCGGTCGATGCGCTGTTCCAGCCGGGGGAGTGCGTGGAGTGCGTCGAGGCCCATGTCGAGAATGGAGTGAGTCTTCCAGTACTCCTGCAGAACCTTGGGCGCTTTGGAGAGATTCATCGACCCCTTGTATGCAGCATTGATTGGGCGCACCACCGCGAAGTTCAATGCGGTCCCCCAGACAGCCCTGGTGCGTGCGTTGGCCTCCGCGAGGGGGATGCCGCCTTGCCCAAGACCTAGAGCCCACTTCGCGTACAGGTCTGCCGTCTCCACGATGGGTCTACCTACGTTGCCGATGACGTTCCCCTTCCGCATCTCGACCAGGACGTTGAGTACCCAATGCTCGTCCAGCCCTTTTGCAACCTTCGTTTTCGCGGCGAGGTTGCCTCCCCTGGACCACTGGTTCCCCAGGTCCAGCACCTTGCTCGACCCTCCGACCTTCTGGAAGGCACGCTCGAACTGCTTCCTGAGTTCAGGGTTCTTGCTGAGCATATCTCCCGTAATCTGGTCGAAGTCGATGTTCGCCGCACCCACCTTGATCTGGAATGAGTTGAGGCCTCGCGCTAGTTCGGTCTGCACCTTCTGGGTCAGTTGGGTGAAACTGTTGTGCCTCTGCGTGTGCGCCGCGAACTTGAGGTACAAGACCTCAGCGTCGAGCACTTGATCAGCCGCCTCTGCCAACTTCGCGGCCTTGAGGAGCTTGTCCCCTTCCTCTGCGGACGCCACGAGCAGACTGCGGAAAGCCGTAGCCTTCTTGCCTACATTGTGGAGGTCGTTGGCGAGGCCTTGGAGGGCCTGTTCCGCTACCCCTGTGTCCCTCGCCAGCTCCTTGATGTACTGCTGCGCCTGCGCCCGCGTAGCCCTGTGGGGGATGATGCCGCCTGCTGCCCGGTCGAGAGCCTGCGGGTCGATGAACTCCGACGCCATGATGAAGCGCATCGCGTCTTCGGTGGTCCTGATACGGTTCAGGTTGATGCGACGCGCAAGCTTCAGAATCTCACCACTGTCGCTTGTGGGGAGCGCGTTTCTGTACAGCCCGTTGTCCGAGATACGCACGATGTCCGACACGAAATCGTGGAGTTCCCTCTCGGAGTACCCGACACCTTGCGGTTCCAGCTTGTACTTCTTCTGGAGAGCCGGGTGGTTCGCCAACTCGGAGTCAGGGATGCCCTTACCGGAAGCCAGTTCGGCATCCCAGTGTGCCTCCCTCTGCTGGGGCGTCATGTCGTCAAGCGACTTCCGCATATGCCACGCAGCACGCGCGTCTGCGGTGCGCCTTGCGGTGGCCTGTTCCGCTTGCTGCAGGGCTTCCGCGTTCTGCATCCTCTGGGCGAGCCCCCCAGGCTTTGGGGAGAAGTCATCCACTACATTGGCCTGCATCGCCCTGGTCGTCTGTGTGGCTCTGTCCTTAAGCAACACAAGGTCGTTCCCGTTCTGTGCCAGGAACTCGGCCTTGTTGATTCCCCAGAGCTTCTGCGCGTCCTCAGGGGAGAAGCCCTTCTCGCTTTGCAACCACTTGGTGATCTGCTCATCGAGCTTCTGGATACTCTTGAGTTGCCCCTTCCTGGCGAGGTGGGCCACGCCTTCGGCCAGCACGAGGTGTCCAGCGGCTCCAAGTCCAGCACTGAGTGCGAACCTTTGGAGCATCGACTCGTCCTCGCTGCGAGGCCGGAACATTCCCTCAGCGGTCGCTGCAGCGGTCGTCTCGGCTGTGCGAATCCCCAGAGCTGCCTTCCCTGACGCCACCGCAACCGGGGCAGCCTTCGCGCCTCCCCTGATGGCACGGGAGAGCCACTGCGTCCCACGCAGTAGCGGCGTGAAGGGAGCCATCGAAGCTATGAAGTCAGGAGCCACTCCGACCCACTCATTCTCTGCGAGGTCACTGTCGACTCCCCACTGAGCCAGAGCCTCATCGAGGGGCATCTGGAATTGGTACTTCTTGTCGGTGAAAGGGACGCCTACGGTGCCCTTCTCCAGGTCGATCACACCAAGCGTGAGGCCCCTGGCGACACCGGCACCACTCTTCGCGATGATGCCCGCGAGGTTCTTCCCCCAGAACTTACTCGCGGTGTCCTTATAGAAGGCCCAGGAACTCAGAGGCCAGAGGAAGCCGTCATCAGGGTAGTCGGTGTTGTCTTTGGGAGGAGGCGGTGCCTCATTCCTGGGAGGGGGAGGAGCAGGGTCAAACTTGGTGAAGCTCTGCTCAGTGTCCTTCGTGGTCTTCGGAGGTTTCGGAGGGAAGTTCTTCTGGAGATACTCCATCCTCTTCTCGGTCGGCCACTCACTCGGGATATAGATGTCGACGTTCTCATACCCAGGAACTTCGTAGTTGATGTGGCTACTGCTCTGCTCCTTCATCCTCACCTTCCGTTTCTTCTTGGAAAGAGCCGTCAGGGTTCACTACGACCCTGGTTTTCTTTTTGGTGGTCTTCTCATTCACAGGGCGCAACAGTCTTTCTGCGGAAGGCAGCTTGCCGTCGAACACTTGAGGCTTAGAGTAGAAGTAGTTTTTGTACTTCTCCTCCACTGCAGAGAAGATTTCGTTGGCTGTCTCTCTGTCGGGAAGTGCTCCGTTGTTCTTGTCGACGTACTCCCACACAGCCTGATCCATTTCCCGCACTGCCATTTCCAGATTGGATGGACCATCCTGATACAGAGAGTTGATGCCGTACTCGTCCTTCGGGTCAAGCTTCTTGGCCAGGAATGTCCTGAAGTTGGAACGA